GCTAATTGCTTTTTTAATAAGTCCACTTTAGTGGACAGTTCCATCGGGTTCGTCGTCATCAAACTCCTCCAGTTTAAATATAAACTCCATACCATTATCATTGCTGGCCTGATGAACCATTTCACCAAGCTGATAATCTTCACCTTCAACGGTAAATACTATTTCATTCTCATCGTTAAATTTTTTAGCGACTGCTTTTTTAAAATCGATTATATTAGATTTTTTCTTAGACATATTGACTCCTAATTTTATTATAGTTCTATTATATCACGCATTTATGCATTTGTAAACAAGTTTTCACTTAACTTGTTAAATGTTTTCTATGTTTGCTTTTCCTTCGTAAGTTACAACATCAACGTTGCTTCCTACGTCAAACTTTATTGCATTGTGTATGTGATGTAATATGAATTTAGTATTAGGAAATTCGTCGAACATATTTTTCCATACAGGCCTCCAATTATTCGTGAGTCTGTTATTATTTTGATTACCTCTATCTGATCCTAAGTAAAAGTCAGAGCAACTCTTTAGATTAAAATCAAATATAGAATCAAATCCATACATGTGTATTTCATCTGCTTTTACTTTATTCGCGGCGTAGTGTGCGGCCATGTGACCACAATTAAAATCTGTATAATTATCAACATACTTTGGTAGTACAGTATAAAACTCTTTGACTTGATGAGAATGCTTTACATAAAAAGTTGGATTTCTATCCATGTGTATCTTTGGTCTCATTCCAAGTATCCAATCACCTGGGCATTGAAGAGACATGTCTTGTATAGCCTTCATAAATTTAAAGTCTACTATTACTGTAGCGTAAACTCCAGCAACTTCAAATGGAGGAAGATTACAAGTAAGTTTCATTCCGGGTCTTGGTTCTTTAAAAAATAAAGAAGCATTATCGCCGTTTCCAACTAGTTGAACTACTCTTTTCATAGCATAGCCTTTATCTTATCTTTACCTTTTTGTCCAGTCCAGTGCATAACTCTTATCGCTCCTCCATAGCCATCAACTTCTGTTTGTAATCTTAATACGTTGTATTCGTTTGGTAGATCATTTATATGCGCAATTTTTGTAATAGGATTAAGCATTAAGTGTAGTACTTCTTGGTCTCCTTGTACTGGATCATCTCTTATTGCTTTTGCCCATTGGTATAATATAGGTGGCTTATCGATAAAACCGACGACTCCTGAGTTATGCCATAGCTCTTGTCCTCTAGTTGTCCAAGGTTTATCTTCAACCATGTTTAATTTATTTGGTTGTAATATATCAAACAAGTCTCTAATATCGTCTCGTATCTCGCAATCTAAATCTATCCATACTGTTTTCTTAGAAGGAGATTTTATCATAGACATTGGTTTTTTAAACCAGCCTTTTTCTTCAAATGTTTTTAAGTTCATTACTGCATGCACGTTTTCACGGACTAATTTTAGTCCTTCAGGCGTTAAACCAAAATTAGCAAATATAAGAGGAACATCTTCCATGTGTTTCTTATAGTTTTTAAAAAACCACTCGAGCATCCACTCATGTTTTTCATCGCAACCGGTTACAAATGCTTCATCATAAGATTTCATATGTTTCACCATAGTTATGTTTTGCGTAACAACCTTCTTTTCTTTGTATAGTAGTAAAACTATCTCTTGCTTCAGCAACCCATGGATAGTATTCGCCTAGAGTAAACTTACTAGAATGTATGTATATGTCAGTAGGGCCTGCACTAAACTGAGCTTCATTGATCAGATCAGCCGCTCCTTTAGGTGTTATTCTGTACGCGTGCGCGCCCGGGAAGTACGGCTTAGAAACTAAAGAACCATAACCTATAAAGGTTGGTGTGTTAAACTTACCATAAGAAGGTTTCCCTAGATTTAAAATATCAAATAGAACAAGATTTGGTATGTCATTAGTAACAACTGCATCATGCTCGAAAATTACTATTGGCTCATTAAGTTCTAAACACTTCATCCATAAACTATGATGGCTTAAAAAACCAGCTATACAATTCTCTGGTCTACTATATTTTTCTATAAATCCAGACCTATCATAATTTAAATTATCAAGTTCTTGATTTACATTACAGTTTTGTGGAGAATACGCAGGATGTTTTTCTATTTTATAACCAAACACCTGACCACTTTTAACGCACCTATCAGCAACTTGTACTGATCTTTCATTCTCCATAATAGTAATTACAAACATTCTCATAGTGTTGTCGTTGACCTCAATCCTTGTACTCTTGTATAGAAGTTACGTGTAACGCCTATTGTAGAAATTAGTTGCTTACACATTAACGCATCGTTAGGCCACATGCCGTGCTCTTGAGATAATTGTAACATTATCTTTGCGCCTATTGGTTTTATAACATATGCAGAGTTTCCTGCTAATCCTTGTGGTACGTTAAATTCGTCTATTGTAGGTACTGGTTGAAAAAATTGTGTACCTTCTAATATTTTATCGTGATAAAGTTTCGACTTACGAGTTGCCATTGATGGATCATTAATACCTATGATGTCATACTTGCTGTTCTTAAAAGTTCTTTCACTTGGTAATTTTTTGATAAATCTCGCGTCATGTTCAAGTATACAAATTGTTTCGTCAAGTTTTACACATTTTTGCCATAAGTACCAGTGACTCATAAAACATGACATTCTACGTCTTTTATCTGCGGTTGGATATGCTGTTTTGATAAGACCGGTCTTTAAGTCTGTTTGTTGACCTTCCCAAGGATAGTTCCATTCTAATCCATTTGCACTTGCAAAATTCTCTACTTTATCTAGTTCAACTGCGTAATGTGGTTCTATACCTTCTTCATGGCCGTACTTATCATAACTTTCTTTAAGTTCTAAATAACCTGACTCTGATATATTATTATCTTTAACTACTATAGCAAATGACTTCATCTTTATTCTCTAAATAATATTTACCAATGCAATGTCTTTTTAAATTTTCGTGGTTGTTAGTATTATCTATTATTATATCAAACCTAGGTTTATTCCATATTCTTTTCATTATATCATCTACATTTTTTCTGATACTAACATCGCACCTACACCAGAATATTCTTTTTTCTTTTAAGAAAGAAAAGTCTTTTGGTTGATGGTTGATAAAAGTATCTATACAATAGATATTTGCCTTCTCTAAATATTTTAACCAAGATTGTAAAGTACTGTCCATTCCTACTTGCAATAGATTTACTGGTTTTAGCCTTTTGTCAAAAAATTCATTTTCATAATACACTGCATGATCTTGTCGTGGTGATTTATATCTTTCAAATAAAACTGGTAACATTATGGTAAAGTGATATGAAATTGCGTCATTCCAGATCTAAACAAGTGAAAATGTGTATTTTGTTTTAAAAATTCGTCTACGGCTTTGGTTGTTCCTTCTTTTCCCCATTTCGCATTAGGCCATTTGTAGTCATCACCTATTATATGTCCGCCTGATTTAACTACTTTAAGAGAGTTATTTAAGTCTTTTTTAGTCTGTGGATATGAATGATCGCCGTCTATATAAATCCAATCTAACTTTATACTTCTATTTTTTTCAAACCACACATCACTTGTCATTCTACAAAGTTCTGCTGCTGAATGGTCTTTTACTTTTTCAAGTACTTCTTTATGTACTTGATCGTAATAACGCATGAAGCCACCTTTTGAAAACTCTCCAGTAAGTTTTGAATATTTAGAATAAAAATTTTGCATGTACTCTTCTCCTAAGTATTCATAGTTGTCAACAGCGTACGGATCAATCATATAAAGTTTTTTAATCTTTTTTGATAAAAACATTAAAGATGTATTTGCTTTCCATACTCCAATCTCTGCACCAACAGTGTTTGGTTTTATTAAATGCATGATGTTAATAGAATCAGTATTTTTATTTTGTATCATCATAATGTTAATCCTTTGGCATATAATTTATTTTTGTTCCATTTTTCTTTGCTCTTACTAAATGATGAGATGTAAAACCATAGTTATGAATATGAATATCTTCGTACTTCTTATAAAACTGAGCGATATGCATCATGCCAGAATCTACGCCTACATGATATTTTGCATGATGCATTGCAAACCCAATATGTTTTAAAGAGTTTTTAAGATCTGGAACTTTAGCTTGTCCACCTACAGTCACTACTTCGTATCCTAAGTCTTCATAACTTCTCTTAACACCTTCAATCTGAATAGGAGTCATTGATCTACTTATATCAGTACTATCCCACTGCATAGTAACAAATTTATCTCCATCTATTGGTAACCACATATTAGATATGGCTGGTTTAAGCTCTGGAAGTTCTCTTAAATACTGTGATATTTCTAATGGAACTTTTTCTTCGTTAGGATGCATTCCAAAAGTATCTTCATAGTAATATATTTCTGCGTCATATCCTTTATCTTTAAGATACTTAAGCCAGTCTTTTTCAGGTAAGTTACAAACGTCCCATACTTTTATATCAACACCTGTTACCATTTCAGTAAGTTCTTTCCAAGAAACTTTCTTATGTGGCTTTCCATACTTATCGCTAGTTAAATGCAAAGTCACTGGTACTTTATGAGCTCTTGAATATTGATAAGCCATCAAGACACTGTGAGCTCTATCACCTAGCCCTGGAGTTGTATATGGTCTATCGCCACTTCTCATGCTCTTTGAGCGTAATGCTATATTTTTAGATTCCATACGAAGTACTTAAATTTGTTGAATTGAATTTTACAGGACTTGGTAAAACATATTGAATATTAACATTATAGCTATTTAACATAAAATCAGATTGATCTATACCAAATATGTCAACTGTGTCAAGCATTCTTTCAGCTCCTTTAGGAGTTATTGCATAAGCTCCAGTCCCGGGAACCATTAAAGAATCTTTCCATATATTTTCTCTATAATATTTAAGTGGATAGTTTTGTGGTAAGTCATTGACTCCAAATCCACCCCATTCATAATCTTTAAACTTATTTAAATTTAATTTGCTTGGTGGTTTAAATACGTACTCTGCATTTAGTATCAAGTACTCATCAAACTGTAAATCACCAGGGTCCATAATACTAATTGCATCGTGCTCAAGAAAAGCCAGTGTTTCTTTTTCATCTATTACTCTTTTCCAAAATCTAACGTGATTGATAGCGCAACTTACCTTTGTTAAAAATCTGTTATAGTTTTCTTTTTCAAAGTTATAAAGTCTGCTCTCAGCTATTATATCAAGTTCTTTAAACTCTTCAGTCTTTTCAATGGTATCACGGGTGATACCCTCTACCATTTCTACATCCCAGCCATTTCTCTTAAAAGAATCATAAGATTGTTGAGCTTGCTCTTCTGATTGAGCGTGACCTTTTATATAAACTATTTGTCCTTTCAATGGCTTTTCTTCTCAGTTATATTACTGTTAAAAAATATGTCTGCTCTTTTTTTAGTCTCATGTCGTAAGTCATTTAGTTGTGTTATAAGATACGCCACGTCGCTTTCTTCACGAGTATATCTTTCAACTGCTTTTCTTTTTCTATCTTCAAGTTCCCATAGTTCTAAGTTAATTGCTTCGAAAAGACGAAGATAATATCCCCAATCTTGAAAGTCAGGTCTAAGTTCTTTTGTATAGTTTTTAAGCTCTTCTTCAACGTCAAGGCCTTTTGACTCTTTAATAAGAAGAATACTCCACCTGTCTAAAAAGTCTCCCACACCAACATTAATTTTAAAAATTGTCGGTACATTGGTAGTAATTGAAGCATCAATTTTCATTTATTTCCTCCATAAGTTTTTCTACGTTTTCGCCACCATTTGGTAATTTATCTTTAAGAAAGAAATGTACAAAGTGTGCTTCTTTTATATCATCAACTGCCGTGTAAAGTGCATTCCATTTCCAATCTAACTTTTTAACTGGTATTCCTTTTACTTTAAACCAGTAGTTTAAAGTCATCTGATCTGATTGCCACTTAAGTGGACCTACACCATCTACAAAATCTGCTAAGATACTTTGTTCTAAAAATTGTCTAGGATTCATTCCATTTAAAGCTTGTAACATTTTTTCAGAATTGTATAACATTACACCAGAATTAAAAAATGCTCCTCCAGTTCTATTATTCCATTCCCAATCGTATTTACTGTAGTTAGACCAAATGCTAGTTGAATATGCTTTTATCTTTTCAGCGTACGGTTGGTTCATAGGAAGATCACATTCATAAACACTAGCTACTGTTTCAGTGGATATTTGATTAAATATATTAGGTGCTGTTGGTCTGATAAAAATGTCAGAATCTATTACACAGCATTTTTTATAATCTTTAAAATGATCAAATACGTTTTCTTTTTCAAATATAGCCATGTAACCTAACTTCTTCCAGCCACCAGTTTTGTCTCTTCTATCTGTTCTAAAAACATTAGGTGTTATCTTTAACTTTGGTGCAGTTAATATTTCATAGTGCGCACCTATTTTTTTAGCATATTCTTTAACTGATTTAGTACAGTGATTATATAATTTTTTTTCTTCGCCTAAGTATACTTGGTATATTAAGTTCATGCTAGCCTCTTCATTAGTTCATCTATGTTTTCGCCATTATGAGGCAAACTTTGTTTCTTAAAAAAATGTATAAAGTACGCGTCTTTTATCTTATCTTCTGGAATTGCTGAATACAAAGCGTTCCATTTCCAACTTAATTCTTTTTGTACCATGTTTTCTTTTTTAATCCAGTAATTAAGAAGGGTTTGATCAGTGCTCCATTTCCACGCACCTAATCCATCTACAAATCTTTTAAATTCTGCTCTTTCAATAAATTGCTTACCAGTTTGTCCTTTTAAATATTTACATATATTTTTATTAAGTAGCATTAATCCCATATTATAAAAGTGTGCACCATCTCTATTCCATTTCCAATCTACATCTTTTAGAGTATCATATTGAGAATGCGTGTATTCTCTTAGTTTTGTTTGGTACGCACTTGTTACAGGAGAATTTCTTTCAACTACACCAGCAAAATCTGTTGTGTCTTCTAGTTCGTTAAATATATTTGGAGAATTTGGTCTTATCCAGATGTCTGCATCAATGATGGCAATTTGATCGTATCTATCCCAATAGTCAAATGCATTTTCTTTTTCAAATATTGGTAAGAAACCACCATATTGTTCCCAGGCTCTAGGATTTCTATTAGTGGCAAACACATCTGGTTTTATTTTCATTATAGGATTATTTTGAACTACATAATCAACATCATGATCTACTGCGTACGTCGCCACTGAAGTTGTACAATAATCATAAAGCTTAGATCTCTTACCAGTATAGACTTGATATATCAATCTTTTCATAACAAAACCTTTTTTTTATTTTTTGGGAGCAGCCTTTTGAGCCAAAGCTTCTTTCCCATAGAATGCAGCAACAATAGCAGCAACAGATACAAAATATACTGCAGCCATATCGCCTAAAATTTTTGCAGCATTATCGAGATTGAATAATGTTGCAGCAATAACAAAAGCAGGATAAAGTAACATGCCACCAAGAGCAAACCAAGCCATGTTTCTCTGAGCATCTTGTTTCTTATCTTCATTTTCCATTCTCATCAATTTTTCTTCCATCTCAAATTCTTCATCAGTGATTGTGCCATCGCCATCTCTATCAAACGACGCGTACTTGCTTCCGGGTTCTAGTTTTTTTTGTGCAGCCATCGCTAAACTCCTTAATTATCTTCGCTATGTTTAAAGCTCTTTTATATCCATTACGAAGAGAATTGGACTTATTGCCATTCTTTATAAACCACTTAATAGTATCTATATCAGATCCATCGGGCATATTATAATTACGAGTAAGTTCTTCAAATAGTGTTCTCAAGAAGAGACATTGTGTGAGCGATATTTCAGTGCCCGAACATTTTTCTAGTTCTATATTCATTTATTGTATCTTTCAATAGTTTAGTCCAATTATCACGATGTTCTATAAACACCTGTGGTTTTTCATGATCGACATCCATTACAATTACTATGTTTGGAACAGACATCCCAGTTCGCTCTTCCCACATTATAGAATATGCAGCACCTTGAGCAAAGTAGCTATGTATTTTATCTTTTTTCTTTATTCGTTTTGAAGTTTTAAAATCTATAATAGAAGGAACACCATTATATTCTGCGATGACATCGCATCTTCCAGCTATGCCAAGGTGTGTACTGTACAATGGAAGTTCTAAACCAAATATAGTTCCAACACTATCAAGTGCTGGTTTTAAATTTTCAAGGCTTTGTCTGATATGAGGTAAAAAATCTGAAGTATCTTCGTTTCTTAAATATTTTTCTAATATAGAATGTACTTTAGTACCGCGCCTAGATGCTTTTCCACTGATACGATTTGCTTCTTCTTCGCCGACTCTTTGACGCCAAGCTTTTATAGCGTCTTCACTAAGTATACTTAAAACAGTTGTAACACTAGGATATTGGACACCATCAGGAGTAGCATAAGTTCTCCCAGATTTGGCAGTGATGCAATCCAAATCTTCATATCCAATATCAACCGTTTCATGATTGAACTTCTTTATCATATGTTATCATTTCTTTTGGTATGTAGTTTATATTTATCACGAATCTATATCGTGCATCTGAATGCGTAGTTCCAGAATGTTTTAAATTTGAATCAAATCTTAATAGCCTTCTAGCTTTGCTATACACTTTTGATCCATCTTCAAAATAAGTATATCCATTATTGTCATTCACATAATAAACACAAGTTTTAGATTTATAATCAGTGTCTACGTGAAAAGGAAATTCTATTACGTTTTGTTGATATGCTGTAGAATTAAGTTTGATTCTTAGTATTATTGCTGGGTCTAGTTTTTTTATTATAGTATCAACTAAAGAATAATAATTACTTTTATAATGCGCTTTATTATTATAAAGCATATGATAATATTGACTGTTCCAATGCTCATCGTTCCCATGCACTACTTTGTGCGATATGTACCACGGAAAGTTTTTACTGCTTATAACTTTAAATATATGATCGTTCGTATAGTCTGGTATAAAGTCGTCAATGACTTCATACGCCGGTTTTGTTTTCTTGTTTTTCATAATTATATTTAAATATGTCCTTTACAGCGTCTGTAGTTATACAATAAATTGCTTCTGGTGTATATCTAAAATTATAAGACGCAGCTGCTTGTTGATATATTCTCATGTGCATTACACTAACGTACTCTTTACACTCTTGTTCAGTTTCAAAAGTCGGACTTTTAAAAACATACATAGGTCTTTCGATCTCAACGCTAGTCATCAAAAACGATACTATTAAAAAGAATTTCATTTGTTTTATACCTTTATTGTGTTACCTCTACCTGATGCTTTTTTTATTCTTTTCAAATTATCTTTCCATCCATTATCTGTTTTTGATAATAGACTACCATGATGTGATATTACGCCTGGGAACTTTAAAACTTTTATACAATTGTGCTTCTTAAGATAGTCTTGTAATTCATCTGCACTGCATTCAATGTCGTACTCATCACCTTCTTCCAGAGGTTTTACTGTATACTTAGGCACCTTTATATCCTTCCCACCAGTCAGGAGCTGGTCTTTTCCATTCCCATTTAGCAAAATCTTTTGCATAGTGATAGTAGTTACGATACGCTTGAACTGCATCACCTGGGACTTTACAATCCGGATAATGACTCATAGCTTGAGCAAATTCAGTCAGTCCAACATGCGGAATGTTTTCCGGAGGAGCCGCGAGAATAACACCTAACTTTTCGAAAGTCGCGTGCTTTTTATTTCTACGGTACTCAAACTCTTTAGCCATAGAAGCAAAGTGACCATAATGCCAATCATAGTTTTGTTTACTTTCCATGGTCCATGTTGTACAAGGATGATGCTTGTGGACTGCAGCATAATATAGATTATCACGGATATCGCCAAAAGAATAGTAAGTTTGTATAGTCTTTCCAGACTTTGACCTACGTTTCTCTGGCTTACCGTCAAGTAGCCTATGTGCAGTACTTAGCATTTGAGCAGATTCCACAATCATCTTAGGAATATGCCGATCGCAAAGCATTTCAGCTGCCTTGACTGGATTCTTATCTAGTATAAAAATATTCATGTATCACCTTTAAATAATAATATTATAACATAATTTAGTTCATTTGTAAATATTTATATTTTTCTTTAAGTCGAAATGTAAACCTCCGGTACTTTTGTTAATTTAATTTGTTTTTCTATGAAGTTTCTTCTTTTAAGAATTTTATTCATTCGATTAATCCTACCTCTCTTTTTTAACTTTGAAGCTTGAATATCTAAATCTTTAACAATTTTTAGTACCATTTTACTGCCTTTCTACAATAGTAGAGTCAGTCTTCTAGTAATCCCGGAAAAGCCTCCTCTACTACAGGTCTTGATAGACCTTTTATATTTTGCTTGTTAATCATTGCAATAATAATTTTTGCATCTTCAGGATGCACACCTTCTAAAATTCCTATGAATATTTGTTCTCTCTTATATTTTTGCATCTTGTCACCGGGTCCACCTTTTACAAAGTATTTAAACTTCGTATTTTCTCTAAGTAGATTTGAAGGATGGAGATGAGCTGGAGATGCAGTATATGGAGGAGTACCTGTAGGTAAATTCCACAGTACTTTAGAATCCATTGAGCCTCTTATAACGTCTTTAAGAGCCCAACTTTCGTTTTCTTTGAGTAACTTAATTTTTTCGTCTTTAGTTCGAGCTTTTGTTACATCTTCTAAGACTTCATAAACATACTGTTTTTTCATGAAATAAACTCCTGTACACTTTCAATCAAATTATTACAACGCTTGGTAACTAAGTAGTTAAATGTTTTAAACTTATTGTTCCAAACGTCTTGTCTTATAAAAGTATTTATAATCTCTTTTCTCAGATCTTCTGGAGTTTCAGTGAGATCGATTAATTTTTTGTTTCTACAGTAATTACGGTACCAAGAAGCTGCGTACAGCAACTCACCTTCCTCAAGATCTTCTATAATAGTATCTATCTTTTTCTGACTTACAGGCGTTTGTCTAAATCCTTCGACAAATACATTATCGTCTGAAAATATATTTGGCACACCGTCACCCTTATCACCTTTGATGATATGCGTTTGTAGATATAGCCTTGGATTTTTCTCTACTAATTCTTTTTTAAGAAGTGGTGAGTATTGTCTTACAAACTTATACTTTTGTAGTTGTAAGAAGTCTCTATCGGAAGATACTATCATAATCTTTTCTGGATTAAAATCATTGTTTGGATCTGGATTCATAGTAACTATAGTACCTATGATGTCATCAGCTTCACAGCCATCAATATGAATAACTTTATAAGGAAAGTTTTCAGCAATCTCTTCCCTTACCATATTAAGTATTCTAAACGCTTC